CTCGCTAAACGTAACAAGATTTGTAGAACTCGGCTCTAAAAGTAAATGTGGTTTATCTTCTACTACTCCATTTGTTATATCGTAACTTAATCTTGGTCTATCGCCTTGTACTTCTACTACGCTTACATTGTCTAAAGTTCCAACAAAAGAAGCATCTGCTTCAAAATAAATACTTGCGTTTGTACTTGCTGAACTTGCTGTAATTAATTCTGTATATGTTCCATTTGCTGACCTTACTGTACCTGCATTATAGCCACCTAAATAAATTCTTATACCCCCTGCTGTACGATTAGAAAGAGTAAACTGTATTTTATAAACCTTATTATTAGCAGAAGTGCCTATGTCTTGCACAAGGCTTGATGCTGATGTTTGTGTGCCATCGCAAGAAACTACACCATCTCCATAACTCCATCCTGTTCCTAAAGTCCATCTATCATTAGGGTCAACTTGTTTTACTGATACGTTGTCTACGCTTCCTACAAAAGCTGCATTATTAGCTCTTAAATTTAAAACATTATTACCTGAATTAGCCACAATATATTCGGCATATGTCCCACTTGTTGTTCTTCCTGTTGTAGCTATTAAAGTTCCACCTGATATTCTTATATTAAATTCCCCTGCTGAAATATCTAAATCATATTGTATTTTATAGGTTTTTCCTGCAACAAATGAAACACTTTGATAAATACTTGTAGAGCCACTCTGTGCTGACCTTTGTGCTTTGCCACCACTTATTATCCATCCACCACCTTTAGTCCAATTACTATCAGTTGCAAAATCTCCGTTAGTTACTAACTCGCTTCCTAATTCACTAAAGTTTCCGTTTTGTACTAACTCACTTGAGAAATATCCTACTTCTTCTATTAAGCCATCTCGGTTGATTCTTGTTGCGCCTGTACTTCTCTCGAATTGGAAATCGCCTTTACCATTATTAGGTAAAACTGAATGTAGCTTAGAATCGCTTACAGCACTTGGTATTTGTAATAAACTTGGTATCATAATATATAATTGTTTATATCGGATTCTACATTGTATTCTTCTGCTAAACCTAAATAGCTTAATCTATTGTAATAATTCATATATAGTTCGTGGTTGTTGTAGCCTGTTAGTTTCTCTAATTCTAAGTCAGTAAGAGCTTCTTTAAATACCATTACGCTTTTAATGTTTCCGTAGAAATATTCAGAATTATCTCCTCTCACAAAACCTAATTTATTTAAAGTACCACTACTAAAAGTTGTACCACTTGTATCAGTCAAAACCTCAACACCATTTATCCATAATGCAAAATCATTTACTTTGTATTTAAAAGCCAACTTATTGAAATCAGTTATGTCTGTAATAGTTGTATTCATATTAGCTTGTGTACTTCCATCGCCAACAAATACTCTAATATTATTAGTTAATGAGTTAAATTGTAATCTAACAGTATTTATATTTGTACCATCTGATAATGATATTGTTCGTTCATCATCATTTGATGTTGTTAGTGAAGCTATTTCTGCATAAAGCACTCCCTCTGTAGAGTTTATTAAGTCGCTGTTTCCTGCATTGTTTGCTGCATCTGCACTACGAGTAACTGCACTTCCTGAGGTTGGTATGTACGAAGTAGCGTAAGATACAAGTCCTTCAAGTTGAAAACCATAAACTGAAATATCAGCACCGCTAACACCTGCAATTCCCATAGAACCTGCGTTTAATGCAGGAAAAGCATATGAAAACCTTTTCCATTCACTTGTAATTTCCCAAGCACTATTTACTACACCACTACCATTTGTAAAAAAACCTACATTTTGTGTTCCACTATCATTTCTTTTTGCATAACAAGACATAGTATATGTCCCTAATGATTGAGTTTTATTAGAACAAAAACCATTAGCAGTAAATTGTAATCTTGTAGCATTTTGTGTACCATCAGGAGATATTATATAATCTGCTGTTCTTGTTATATTGCTATTGGATGACCAAGTAGAAAACTCATTACTTTTAGTTTCTAAATTTGTTCTGCTTGGTTCAAGCAAGATACTCGGCTCTCCGTTTGTGTAATCTATTCTTGGTATGTCTAATCTGTCTGTTGTTTTTAGATAGTCTTTTGGTTGGTCGCCTTTTACTAATTGCATACCCCACAATAATAAATCAGATTCATTGCTTGAATTATTACCTCTTATTTGCATACCAAAACTATCAGTTGTACTTGATGTTGCAGTATATGTGGCTTTAAGATGTTGCCATCTATTCGTTGCTGTTAGTTCTGTAGAAACTTGCGCACCTGCTATTCTAAATTGTACTACTTGATTATTTCCACTTGTAGATTTTACCCAACAAGATATAGTATAAGTTGTGCCACTTGTATAAGCAAAACTTCTAACTAAACCACTTCTATCGCCTGATGAAGTACCAACTGCATCAAATTGCACTCTTGTAGCATCAATAGCTCCATAAGGAGAGGCTGCGTAGTTAGCAGTTACTATTGGTACTGCACCACCACCTTGATTTGTTTTAGACCAATACGAATTAGTAAAAGCTTCACTATACGAAAATAAATTATAAGGCACATCTTCTATAAGATAATCTTCATTGACTCTTGTTCCTGTTGAGTTTCTGTCAAAGTCAAAGTCGGCATCTGTTACTTCTTTTACTGATATGTTATTTATTTCTACATAATTACTTGAACTATTAGCAGTATCTACAATACCTATGTACATAGTAGAAGCAGTTGATGTAAAAGTTGTTGTTATAGTACCTGTCGCAGTTGATAAAGTTGTAGCACTTGCGCTGAGATTTACATTCGTAGCAATTCTTAAATTAGCTGTACCTCCACTTGCATTATCTACATTAATATCTGCCGTTATAATATATTTTTTTGATGTATCTAAACTTAAACTTTGTGAAAGCCCATATGCTCCTGATGCATTTGCAGTTGCTCGTAAGTTGTTATTATTAATCGAAAGTGTCGTGTTAGCATAAGCAACATTCCACCCTGTCGTAGAGCTTCCATCTCCATTAGTAACAAGCTCTGAGCCTAAAGCATAAGCAGGTTTTATAGAATATAAGTAGTCCTCAGCATAAGCTGTAGGTGTGGTTATTATGGATGCTTTTTGTAGTAAACTCATTGTATATTCTCTAATAGTTGTATAGTCATTGTGTTGTTCTCGTATATCTGCACTCTCCTGTTTAAATCAGAAGTCAAATACTCTACTATATAATCATCTCCCCAACTATTGGTTGTTGTTGCGTTCCCCCAATAACTCTCGCTGTATGATTTTCCCCAATTTATTGTATTCGCCATCTTTTTCTTGTCGTTTTAAATATTGTTTTAATTTCTCAACATTAATCTTTTTCGGTTTGTACATACTTATAATTATAATACCCAGCTATGAAAATTAACATCCTTATCAGGGTACATATCTTCATTAGAGTTAGAATTATATTCTGGATATAATGTCGAATTATAAGTCATGTAATCAATAAACCTTCTAGTATAAAACTCTGCTGTTTCTGAAACCTTGTTTATCAGCATTGCAACCTCTTCTTGTGTTACAGAATCAGAGTTCTCACTTCTATGTTTAAATACTCCACCGTTACCTATTTGATACATAGCAAACGGAAGATAATTACTTTGTGTAAACCATATTAACATTGGCTTTATATAAGTTGTTAATAATGATTTGTAATGTGCGTTAGCAGGATTGTTTATGTCGTTACCTGTTGTTATTAGTGTTTGTAGTTTGTTGTATAAATCTGTTCCTAAATAGTTTTGTATATGCGTATCTTGTGCTACCTCAATAAACTGAATTACCTTGTCAGCATCTAAGTTTCCATCTATTATGGATTTTCTCTTGAGGTCTATTACTGTTATAAATAATGCTTTTGCCATAATCTTAACTATTTGGATAAGCTCCTGAGTTCGGCATATCTGCTGGTCTAACAGATACCTCTGAAGGATTATTAGGTTCTACAAATCCATCCTTTGTTGCTTGATTAACACTAATCTCTGCATCATCAGATACTTTCTTTTTATATACTCTTAACTCCCAGTAATGCTTACAGTTTTTACCACCCTTGTATTTAAACAGAGAATAGTTTCTACCTTTGTGTCCAAGCTTCTTGTTTACTCCTCTGAAACTCATTAGTCCAATATCTTCTTTTCTAAATACAATATTGTCCTGAGTATATAATTCCATTCTTTTACAAAATTCTCTACTATTAGGAGACTTTCTTACAGGCATATAAGCATATCTTACTTTGTATATTCCCCTGTCTTGTTTAGACTTCTTGTTAGGAGCAGACTTAATACCTGCTAAATTATCCAAATTAAAGCCCTTTTCCGAGTCTTTTACCTCTTCGGAATGTATAAGCTCCCAATCATCAGAGATACGCTCTCCTAGAGCCTCTAATTGCTCCAAAAGGTCATCTCCTTCTTCATCACTAAAATCTGTTGCTTCCTGTGAGCTTAATTTCTCTCCTGTTTCTTCTTCTCTCTTAACTCTTGTAGAGATGTTGTCTAGCTCTGTAAACTCAATCGGTTGTAGAGTTACAAAGTATAAACTCAAGTATATCTTGTTAAAGTTTAGTATGTCATTAATACCTTCAATAATTCCTTCTTGGAACGGTCTAATAACAATATTGTCCATCAATATAGAAGCAGTTCTTAACTCCTCTGCGTTATTCCCAAACCCTGTATTGTCTTTTATCCCCAAAAGAATAGGAGATACAATACCATGTCCTAACATAATCTTTTCTCTGCTCTCATCAGACAAGAACTGATACTGCGCATGAGCATCTGGTAAGTGAATAGGTTCTAGGTCTGCTTTAGTTTCTATAGATTCGTTAAATGCTAAAATAAATTTACCTGCATTAGAACTGCCACTAAATTTATCATATATTTTTCTTTCAATAATCTCTTGAGTTTCCTCATTAGGAATCCCATTGTTAAAGTTTATTAGTAAGCTAGGTTGTAATCCTTGCTTTATGTTACTGATGTGATAATTGCTTACTTCTTCTTCTAAAGAACAATATTGTAAACATCCATGATAATCAACAGGAGCATAATAATAAAAACCACTTCTGTAAGGCTTGAATATATATAGCTCTGATTTTTCACTCTTTGCACCATTCCCAAATGTAGGGATTCTCTTAGGAGTATCGCTTGGCTTTATCTCAGCCCACTTAGGGTGATAGTAATAAGCTCTAATAACTCCTTTTGCATCACACTTCTCTGCTCGCAAGCACTCCATAGGAAAGTGTAGTACCTTTATTATTTTGGTTTTAGACTTGTTGTATACTACTTGCATAGCTGCTTGACCTAACATCTTGTAATCATTAGATACTCTCTTTACATCTTTAGGTCTAATCAGTACCTTGAACTTAGCGTACATTTCAGGAAACTCTGCACTATCTGTAGCCTCTAATCCTCTACCATATACCATATCAACAATACCGTTGATACATCTACTGTTAGTAGGAGAGCCTAAATACCTTTCAATAAGTACATCGAAGTAGTCGTTGTTTTCTCCATAAGAAATCCACTTCTTATTGTAAACTTCTTTTACTTCTGGTATCTCGTAACCAGATAAGTTTACTACTCTTATTGAATTATTTTTTTCTTTATTAATCATTTAATATAATATATTCGTTATCGCTAGAAGAACCAGCAAAAGGTTCGTATTCTCCTGCATCAATAGAATGAATAGCCGTATTGTTATAAGGCACATCATTGTCTTCTAATACTAAAAGTCTATCTCTATAAAAAAGTTTTCCAGTAGTATTGTTTTTTATCTCCATAAAGTAATTAAAGTTTTTCCTAAATGTATTTACTGTTGCTGTTACTTGCAAAGCTAAATAGTTAGGATA